AGAAATATAAAACAAATATGAAAATTTTGGGACCTAATCAGACGGGTAAGGGCATTCTAATAGAAATGGATGCTGGGTTCGTAAATCCGAAGGATAGATTGAATGAAGATTTTATTAAAGAACAAAAAGATATAGATTATAGAAACCCTTTTGAGTTTTATGCCGTTTTACAAAAATATGGTGTACCAAATAGAAATGGTCGTGTATATCCTGAGAGAATATTAAAGAGAGAAGCTGACAGATATAAGACAGCAATAAAAAAGGGATTATCAACATCCGAATTAAACCATCCAGAATCATCACTAATCGATTTAGACAGAGTTTCACACATAATAACTGATGTGTGGTGGGACAACAACATTCTTATGGGTAAACTCAAATTATTAACTTCACCAGGGTTCCACGAAAGCGGTGTAGTATCCACAAAAGGTGATATTGCGGCAAACCTAATGAGACAAGGTGTCACGATGGGAGTTTCATCACGTGGTGTTGGTTCATTAAAAAAAGTTGGTGAACAAAATGAGGTTCAGGATGACTTTGAATTAATATGTTTTGATTTAGTTTCATCACCATCCACACCAGGAGCATACCTTTTTTCAAATCCTGAAGATAGAAATAATTACGAAGAAAACCTTGAGGAGGAAAGAAAAGTTCATCAGGAAGAAAAAGGTTTTGGTAAGTCAGTTGATTTAATGAAAAGATTGTCCGATTATTTGGGTAAATAAAATTAAAACATATGGATGAAAAATATTTTGTAGCAAAAGTTGTTTATGAGTTACCCGATGAAAACTCAGGAAGATTAAAAAAAATGAGAGAAGAAAAACTTGTTAAAGGTTACTCACCTACGGATGTCGAATCTAAGGTAACAGAAAAATATCGCGGTTTTCAACACGAATGGAGAATAACAGCAATTGTTGAAAGTAAAATTGACGAAGTAATTCAATAAAAAAGGGGAGTTTTTACTCCTCTTTTTTTTTGCTATAAAAATTTGTAGTTCAACAAATGTAATTTTTTGTTGTTTGTGCAGTATTTATAGTAAAAAAATTCTATGTCGCAAAAAGATTTAGTAGAAGAGGCTTTACTCCAAATGAGAAATGTGGAGAATGTTATAGCCGAAAACGCAAAAGGAATACTTGCTTCAACTATGAAGGAAGAAATCAGTCAGTTGGTAAAAGAGTCTCTATCTGAACAAGATGAGATTGAGCTTGATGCAATGACAGATGTTGATGTCGATGACGACTCAATGGATGTTGATGCTGATGAACTAGAAATGGATTCGGATGAAATGGATGATATCGATGATATGGATTTTGAAGATGAAGATGAAACTATTGATTTGACAGATGCTTCTGATGAAGAAATCTTGGCAATTTTCAAACGTATGGGTGATGAGGATGGAATTATCGTTAAAAAAGACGGTAATGATGTTCACATAAAAGATACCGATGAAGATGTTGAATACCTCGTCAAAATGAATGAAGAGGAGGAAGATGAATTAGAAGAAATGGAAAAGGAAATGGGGGAATCTTATTTGGATGAAAAGGATACAGACCTTGAGGCTGTTTTAGACGCATTGTACGCTGAAGGCGAATACAATGAAGATGAAACGGAAGAAGAAATGGAAGAAGATGACATTATGTATGAAATCGTAATGGATGAGGATGACGATGAAATGGAAGAAAGTTCACACGAGGGTATGGAAATGGAGGAATCTTATGACGAAATGGAAGAAGGTTCTGAAGACTACAATCTCGAAGAGGCAAAAATGACTGTAAAACCTAAAGGCGTTGGGATGGGAAGTCCTAAATTTAAATATGGTAAATCATTACCTAAAAAGGGCTTCGACGACCACAAAAAACAAGGACCAACTAAAATGGGTACTGGTAAAGCTAAATTCGAATTCAAAGAGGGTGAAATGGAAGAGGACTATGGTTCTAAGAAACACGAATACAGACGTAAGAATGTAGACGGTGTTGAAAAGAAAGCTGGTGAAGAAAAAGGACACTACAAAGATTACGAAAAAAAGGAAACTAAAGAAGCTGCTAGAACTTATGGATTTGGTTCAAAAGAAGGTAGGGGTTTGAGAAAAGGTGTTACAAATAATCGTAATTACAATTATACAGACAATGGTGTAAAAGTTGAGTCTATCAACGCAGAGATGAAAATGCTTAGAGAAAAGAATGAAGAATACAGAAAAGCGTTAAATATTTTCAGAGAAAAATTGAACGAAGTTGCTGTTTTTAATTCAAACTTAGCTTACGCTACTCGTTTGTTTACTGAACACTCTACTACAAAGAAAGAAAAAATAAACATTCTTAGAAGATTCGACTCAGCAGAAACTTTAAAAGAATCAAAACAACTCTACAAAACAATGAAAGATGACCTTTCAAAAGTAGAGACACAAGGACTTAATGAAAGTGTTGAAAGAAAAATCAACAACCAAGCAAGTTCAGGTTCTTCAACAAGTTTAATCGAATCTAGAGCTTATGAAAATCCACAATTCTTAAGAATTAAAGATTTAATGTCAAAACTCTAAAAAATAAATAAACTAAAAAAAACAAAATTTAATACTAAAATGGGAGCATTATTAGAATCAGGTCTTGTTGGTAACATTGGTCTTAAGCACCTTAAAGTTATCAAAGAAGATACTATTAACAAATGGGAAAAATTAGGTTTCCTAGAAGGCTTAAAAGGCCACCTAAAAGAGAACGTTGCTCAGTTATATGAAAACCAAGCATCATACCTCATTAACGAAGCTGCGTCTACCGCTGACTCAGGTTCTTTCGAAACTGTTGTGTTTCCAATCGTACGTAGAGTTTTCTCTAAACTTTTGGCTAATGATATCGTTTCTGTACAAGCTATGAACCTTCCTATCGGTAAGTTGTTCTACTTTGTACCAAACATTCAGTCATACACAGGTGCTGGCCTTAACGAGCACTGGGCTCCTTACGGTTCACCTAATGCTGCTGCAGGTCAAACACCAAACAGTGGTTACGACTACAACACTCAAAAAGACCTTTACGATAGATTCTACGAAGGTAACGAACCTGCGTTAGACCCACCAGGTCTTTACGACTATTCTAAAGGACAGTTCTCAGCAATCACTGGCAACAACTCTACAGTTGTTTGGGTTGGTGATTTGTTAGCGGTGTCAGGTTACGCTTTAAATGACTACAGAAAAGTTCTTTTGGTTATGTCAGGTTTTGCGTCTACTGGTGCTGGTAAACTTATCGGTCCTAACGGTCAACCTATGGATACCGAAGAATTCTTAGCAGATTTAACTATCAGAGGTGTTGCAGGAAATACAACTACATCTGCGAATGTAAACAACAATTACCTATTTAGAGTTGTAACTCAAAGATATGGTAAAGGTATTGTTCAGTATGGTCAAAACGAAACATTAGCATTCCCACAGTCATTGACTGATGGTGGTACTTACTACGATGTATGTGACGCTGAAGGTAAAATTTACTTGGAAGTTGATTTACAAACTCCTGCTGAAGTAGGTGCTAATACAATTGACGGTTACACAGGGTCTACCTTCTCATCTAACACAGGTATTAACACTGCATTCATAACTACGTACAGAATCTACAAGAATCTTGAATTCGAAGATAAAATTGGTGAAGTTTCTTTTGACCTACAGTCAGTTACTGTATCTGTAACAGAAAGAAAACTTAGAGCTCAATGGTCTCCTGAAATGGCTCAAGACGTTGCAGCATTCCACAACATCGACGCTGAGGCTGAATTAACAGCTTTGTTGTCTGAGCAAGTGGCAGCTGAAATCGACCGTGAAATCTTAAGAGACTTAAGAAAAGCGGCAGCTTGGAACTTACGTTGGGATTACAACGGATGGAAGAGATTAGGTTCAAACGCAGTTCCTTACACACAGAAGGACTGGAACCAAACTCTTATCACAGCAATCAACCAAATCTCAGCTCAAATCCACAAGTCTACACTTAGAGGTGGAGCTAACTGGATTGTAGTATCTTCTGAGGTATCTGCTATCTTTGATGACTTGGAATACTTCCACGTTTCAAATGCAGCTCCTGAGCAAGACCAATACAATATGGGTATCGAGAGAGTTGGAACATTGGCTGGTAGATATCAGGTTTACCGTGACCCTTACTTCCCTGCAAACCAAGTGTTGTTAGGTCACAAAGGAACATCGTTACTTGATACAGGTTACATTTACGCACCGTATGTACCTCTACAATTAACTCCTACAATGTACAATCCATTCAACTTCACACCAATCAAGGGTATTATGACAAGATACGCTAAGAAGGTGGTAAACAACCGTTTCTACGGTAGAATTACAGTTGATGGTGTAAGAACATTCGACTTGAGAGAATTGAGATAATCTATCTCTTATTAAATAGAAAGGGGACCATTGGTCCCCTTTTTTATTTTATATACTTTG